ATATGTTATTATATATTAAAATATAAGGTTTGTTTTCTGATAATAATATTATTATTATTTCTCAAAATGGAAAAAAATGACATTTTTATTAAAATATATAATAACAAAATAAATGTATCGATAATGATAAAAAATATTCTTATTGTTGAAAATTCAACAAATGGGTTAAAAAAAGTTAACGAATCAGTTACTCATACCGGAAAGAGACAATATATTTTAGGTGGTATTTTCACAGAATTTAATGTGAAAAATAGAAACGAAAGAATATATCAAGCTGATAAATTTTTACCCCATTTAAATGAATTATTAGAAAGAAAAAAGACATTGGGTGTAATATATGGTGAATTTGACCATCCTGATGTTCTTGATACTAGTTTAGGACGAGTGTCGCATACAGTAGAAAATGCTTTTTTTGTAAAAGCCTCAAACAGGGTAGATGGCGAAATTAAATTGCTAAATACGCATTGGGGAAAAGAAGCACAATCTTTAATTGACGACGATTGTCCTATTTTTATTTCATCACGTGCGGCTGGGGTAACCGAGTCGAATGGTGAAGTAACGATTAAAAAATTATTCACATATGATGCAGTTGCTGATCCCGGATTCAGTTCTGCAAAAATGGAATTGCGCACAATTAATGAATCTTTGGGGTTTAACGAAAGTGCTAACTTTAGGATATATGATGTATCCGACGAGTCAAAAATAAACGAATTGTTCAACATGGATAAAAATGAATTTGTAACAAAAAAACAAATGGAACAATATTCGAATTATTTATCACAACAATTATCAAAACAAAAAAAAGCGATCAATGAAGCTCTTAAAAAGGGCGATTATGATCCTGATAAATTGGGTGATTTATATGAAAAATATGATTCCTTCGAAGAAGGATTTAAAAAGATTTCTTCTTATCTTGATTATTTAGCCGAATCTATGCAAGTATTGGTTCAGGAAAATAATAGGATTAAAAAAACTAATATGAAGTTAGAAAGTAATTTTAAAAAAACTAACACTAAAACTGAAAAAATAATCGAACATAATGATTATTTGGCAGGCGAGCTTGAAAAAGCTATTAATTATACAGAATATATAGCAGAAAATGTTGATAAAAATATCAATTATTCTAATTATATTGCTGAAACTTTAGATAAAACTATTGATTTCTCAGAATATATTGCTGAAAATGTAGAACACACTATTCAATATTCTGAATACATCGCTGAAAATCTTGATAAAAACATCGATTATTCAAAATACATCGCTGAAAATCTTGATAGAAATATATCTTATAGCGAATATGTAGCTGAACAAGTTGATAATAATATTAAATATGCTGAATATATCGCTGAACACGTTGATAACGGAATCAGATATACTGAATACGTTGGCGAACAAGTTGATAATAGCATCAAATACACTGAATATGTTGGTGAACAATTAGATAACAGTATTAAATATACTGAATATGTAGCTGAAAATTTAACCGATAATATTGCATATGGTAATTATTTAGCTGAAGCTATTGATAAAAATATCGAATATGGCAAATATGTAGCTAAAAAATTAAACTCAAAAGGTGGTTATATTAATGAATCTATCGAATCCCCTGAAGCTAAAATGGGCGATTTTAAAACAAATTCTATTTCTAAATATTATGAAGATGATGATGATTCAGAAGATGATATGACACAAGCACAACCTATCCAAGGTCAAGCTCAACCTATTCAAGGTCAAGCACAACGTCAACCAGTACAAGGTCAAGCACAACGTCAACCAGTCCAAGGTCAAGCACAACCTGTTCAAGGCCAATATGATGACATGGAAGATGATATTGATGACGATGATGATATTGATATTGATGGTGTAAATTCAACAGAAGTTGATGATGATATGGAAGGTATTCAATTAACACCAGGTCAAGTTGTTAAAATAGACGATGATAAGACAGGTGAAATATTAGCAATAAATTCAGACAATGGTGTAGCTGTTATAAAATTATCAGACACCGGTGAAGTTAGAGAAATTCAAGAATCTAGGTTGAAACCAATCGGTGACAAAATCTATGAATCTGAAAATAAATTAAAAAAATTGATCTTAAAGCAAATAAATGAATCCAAAAAACGAGAGGCTTCAAAAAACGATGAACCACACTTTTTATTATTCTTGTCGGAAAAGAAAAAGGCTGCTTATTACAACCTATCAAAAAGCGATAAAGAAAAAGTGATTGTTGCAATGAACGAAAGTGGCAATTATACAACAGAAAGTGAAGTTCTTAAAATTATGGCTAAATCATTATCCGTAAAAGAAAGAAGCTTTAATGACAAATTGATTGACAACATCCCATCAGAATTAAGACCTATTTGGGAAAGTTTAAATCCAGTGGTGCAGGGCAGCGTTTTGAGTAGTGCGCAATTCTATTCTAACTTGTCAGAGGAAAAAATGGAAAGTTTCTGGAACAGTAGAAACCTTCACGAATATGCAAAAAGTAACATGGGTAAAGTTACATTATTGAAAGAAAATAAAAATAGTTTCGATAATACTAAACTCAGCGATGAACAATTAAATGCATATTTAAAAAAATTGCAAAAATAATTATATAATTGATTTATAAATTCATTTTGGAAAAAAGTGACTTTTTAAAACAAATATATAAATAAAAAAAAATTATAAAAATGAATTACATAGTAGACAACGCAAAAGCGGTTAAAAAATGGGGTCCTATTCTTGATCATCTTAAAGTAGTTGATGATGATAAAAGATCATGGATGGCCGAGTATGCAGAAATGCATCAAATGAATGAAAATGTTGGGTTCGCAACATTAAATCAAAATGGAGCAGGTTATATAAAAGCTCCTACAGTATCAACAACTCCAGGTGCTACTTGGCAAGGTGATGGTATTTTAGGCAGTGGTGACGTCGCTCAAAATCTTCTTCCAGTTTCTATGAAAATAGCAGCTGAAGCTATCGGTTTAAATTTAGTAGCTGTTAAGCCTACAGCTTCACCTAGAATTGAATTATTATTCGTTGATTTTAAATACGATAATGCTTATAATGAAGGTGGCACTTATTTAGGTGATGAGGATAAAAGACAAAGACCTCTTGTTTTTAAATTGAAAACTAGAACTGAAGCTAACGATTTAGCTTTAAAAGAAGGGATTCAAAAACAACTTAGTTTGTTGGGTATTCAAGAAAGAGTTGGGGGTTTATCAAAAAGGACTTGGGTTTCTATCGGAACAGGCCCAACTTCAACTTCAGCTTACTTAACAATTGGTCCAACCGGAACTACTTCTATGGCTAATTTTATGGAATTTCTTGGTTTTTCAAGAATCGATGGTTATCCTATGTTCAGAATATATAGACAAGCTGGTTTTTCAGTAGGTTCTATGGTTCCACAAGACTCGACATCAGCTTGGGATCAAACCCTTAACACTTTCCCACAAACTGAGTCAATTACTACTCATTTAGCAGATAGTGGCATAACTCATATAACTGGGGGCACAGCAATAACAGGAACAGCTACTACAACCTCAACGTCTTATACAATTGAATTGATTTCATTATTAGAAGATCATATTCCTGGATTTAGTGCAGGTTGGACTTCAAATATGGAAAACGGTTGGGAAGGACCTATGAATAGGTATCAAGATGAAAAAACGTATCCAAGTGTAATTGGACCTGATGTATTCACTAAGGCTATTCAAGTTGGGGACGTTGAAATTTCATCAACTTTAAAAAGAACCCAAATTGAAGATATCAAAGCTGCAACAGGTATGGATATTGTTCAAAAATTAGAAGGAGTTCTTGTTAATGAACTTACCCAAGTAATTTCTAAAGAAATTGTTGGTAAAATCAGAAATCTTGCTTTGAAAAACAGGGCTTCTCATACCGCTCCTAAATTACCAAACAGTTCTATATCTAAATTCGATTTAAACATCGATACTTATTTAGCTAGTTCAGCTGCGCCACAAGGAGAAACCACGCATTCAATTCAAAGAAAATTGGTTGCTAAAATCAATAACGCTTCTAACTTCATTGCTACTGATGGTAGGGTAGGCCCTGCTCAATATTTAGTAACTAACGGTAACTTAGCTTCTGTTATTCAAGATATCGCAGGTTATACTATTAACCCAGTTAACGCTGGTAAATTGAATACAAACGGACAACTTTATCCTATGGGTAATATCGGTCAAATTTCAATTTATGTTGACCCTTATATGAGATGGGACGACAACTACATTTATTTAGGTAGAAAAAATAGCGTGGATCAACCAGGTCTTATTTTCATCCCTTACTTAATGGCCCAGTCAATCTCCCTTATTTCTGAAGCCACATGGGCACCAAGAATGTTAATCAGAAGCAGATATGCAGTAGCTGATATTGGATATTTCCCTGAAAAACAATTTATGGCTATCAACGTAACCGATTCAAACGGTGTTCTTATATAATTAATTAGTTATATAAATAAACAAAAAGACCCGACAATGTGTTGGGTCTTTTTTTTTAAACTAATTTATAATTTAATATATCAAAGTAATCGTTTGGGCTATTAAAAATTAATATATAAGATTAATAGTTTGGGCTATTAAAAAAAATTAAATTAAATGTTATTAACAAAAAATATACAAATAAAAACATCTAATAAAAATATTGGGCATTATCAAAAGATAAATCCAGATATTAAATCTGGTGATGTGATAGATATTCAACCTATGAATCCTAAAATTTTAAATTTAAAATATCCAAAAGTTCGTTAAAGATTAAGTTTATTTTTTTTTTTAACTAATAATTTGTTTTATATTTGTATTAAATAATTAAAATATACATAATATGAAAGTAATGTTTATAACAGGGTCATCGTGGATGAGAGATGAACTAAATAATTTGAAACCGTTTATAAAAGATAGCGGTTTTATTAATATTTTTACAATGTTTAGGGATGAATTAGTTTATCCTGAAATATATTGGTATGAAGGAGATTATCTTTTTCCTTATTTAGAAAAAATTGTTGAAACTGAAAAAATTGATATGATCATTGGTTATTCAGCTGGTGGATATATTGGTTATCATCTATGTAATAAATATAAAATTAAAGGGCTTCATTTCAATCCGGCTATGGCATCTTCTAGTGAAGCGCCTACTTTACAACTTCTTCCTAATGATTATAAAAACATTCCAGCTTTTAATAATCAAGCTATAATCATTGGGGAAAATGACCGAAGATATAAAGGTGGTGTTGATGGTGATTTAGTTTTACAATATTTAGAATATATTAAATTTGGCGGTCATATTCATGTTATTCCAAATTTAGAACATGATGTGCCAAGTGAAATTTTCACATTGTTTTTTAAAAAATATAGAAAAATGTGGTTTAAACGATAACAAAAAAAGGGTTTGCTAAAATTTTAGCAAACCCTTTTTTTTTCATTTAATAATTTCATTTTCTAATAATATTTGAAATATAATCTGTTATGATGCCAGGTATATTAATACCAGATATTACAGAAAATGTTGGGAAATGGGGGGCGGAATTAGTTTCCATGATAAAATATTCTCTTGTTTCTTTATTTTGTATAATATCAAATCCAACGATATCACAAACAAGATGCCTTGAAACATCTTCACACATCTTAATAATGTAATTTGGTAATGTTCCTTTAATAGCTTTACCACCACGGGCGACATTGGCTCTAAATTCACCGCTGCCTTCAATTCTTTCTTTTTTAATAACGAGTTCAACTTTATTTTTTATAGTAATAACACGATAATCCCCGTCGTTAGGTATGAATTTTTGAATCAACAATACCCTACCCATATTAGAAAAAATCTTAAGTAACCCGTTAACGTCATCAACTTTCCAAACGCCTTCGCCCCTATTTAAATTTATATCTTTTACTATAACAGGGAAACCGAAACTTTTAACATTTCTTAAAATAGGACCAGTGATTTTAGATGCCATTATAGTTGGAATATAAGGATAGCCCAATCTTTGTAATAAATCCATTTCATAAGCTTTATTATCATAATCTTTATAAGTTCCATATTTTAGATATGGTATTTTATATTCGTCTAAATGTGAAATAAGCATTTTAACTATAGTAGTAAAATTAGACATAAAGCCAAAAAATACAAAATCGTATTTTTTAAGTAAAATATCATCAGCATAAAAATCATTCCCTAATTTATAAATGTCATTATATGAAATGAAGTTAACAAAAACATCTGATAATTTTTCTTTAAATAAAGATTGAAACAAGTCTGGCATTCTACTATGACCCTTGAAAAAATTTCTTACATCTTTTTCACCATGTGTGTCAATGGGCAAATCGAATTCTAAAAATAATATTTTATATTTATTATCTATAGTTCTTTCGACCTTTTCAAACCTGTGCATTTTAAAAGGAATTTTATATCCTAAATCTATGTGGGGTTCACCATATTCATAAAATTGATTACCTTTACTGTTTGTAACAAATCTTACTTTATGATAGGGCAACATTCTTAAAAATTCAATCTGTCTGTCGTTTAAATTTTCAAAATCTACACATCTTACATAATCACCTTGTTGTATAGGCAAATCCTCGTAATTGTACTTTAGTTCTTTTTCATCAATTTCTAATTCAGAATTTTCATCGTTTTTAACCATTTTATTAAAAACGTCTATTGGTATATATTGAAAAAATGGATGTTTTTCTAAATCAGATTTTTTTATCATGACTTTAGGTAAAGGTTGTTTTTTCATAGCCCCGTGTTCCATAAATCTTTTTAACCTCAATTGAATTGAATTTTTCATTTTATCGCCATCTTGATCCATATTTGAATCTTCATTTGGGTCTATTGGTAATTCTTGTTCAGAATTATCTTTTATAGATTCATTTAATGAAATAGAATTTTCATCAATAGGTTTTAAATCTTTTGACATAGCTTTGTTTTTTTTATTTTCAAAAAAAGGCAAAAATTTATAAATTGTCATTGAAAGAGTATTTTTTTTTATTATATAATATATATAAGTTATAAGTTTATTTATATATATTAAAAATAATATTGGTAAATTATTACTTTTAAAAAAAAGGATTATTTATTTTTTATATATATGTATATACAAAGTAAATAAAATAAAATTATAAAATGGAAAAAAGAATTATGTTTAGTTTTAGAATTCATAAAGAATTATATGACTATTTAAAAATGATATCAAAAAAAGATTATACTACTATAAGTGGGTATATAACAAATTTGATAAAAAAAGATAAAGAAAAAAATGGAACAAAATAATTTTTATGTTTATGTTTATTTAGATCCTAGAAAACCAGGTAATTATATTTATGAAGATTTGAATTTTGATCACGAGCCATTTTATGTGGGGAAAGGTAAAGGAAATAGAATTATACAAGGTTTAACTAATTTAAGAAGCCATGGAAAATATAAAATAAATAAACTGGAAAAAATAAGGGAATCTAATTTAGAAATAATCCATTTTAAATTAGTAGAAAATTTAGAAGAAAAAACTGCGTTTGAAATAGAAAAGGAAATAATAAAAAAAATAGGAAGGAAAATAGAAAATGGTCCTTTAACAAACATAAATGAGGGTGGTTCTGGTGGCGATCAATATACAAATAATCCGAATAAAGAACAGATAACGAAAAAATGGAAAGAAACTAGGAATAAAACAATAGAATTTAATAAATTAAATGGAATTAAAATGGAATATTCAAAAGAAAGAGTCCAAAAAAGATTAGACACTATGAATAAAAAAAGGGAAGAAGGTGTTGAGTATAAATGGAATTTGAGCGAAAAATCTAAAAAAAATATAAGTGAAAAAAATAAAGGATTAAAAAGAACAGATGAATGTAAACAAAAAATTAGAGAATGTAATTTAGGTAAAATAAGAAGCGAAGAATCAAAATTAAAACAATCCATAACATGTAAAGAAACATTATCTAAAATTAAAGATAAGCTTAAAGATAATAAAGTTGGTATGAAAAATAGTAACGCTAAAAAATATATCATCAAAATAAATGAAACAAGTGAAATAAAAGAATTTTTTGGATATAAAAGCATTTTAAGTTTTTATAATGACTTAACAGAATCAAGCTATAAAGATCATTCTTTGTTTCATTATAAATTGAGAAATAATTTAATTAAAGAATTAACTCTAGTTGATACGATTCTAATTAATATAAAAAAGTTGGTTTAAACCAACTTTTTTATATTCATAGCTCTGATTAATCTTTCTGTTCCACACCCATACCCCCATCTATTTATCATTGGTAATTTAAAATATTCATTTAGTTCATTCATAACCCTTTCTTTGCCGAATTTTTCAAATAATAATTGTGAATATTGACCATTTGATATTGTGTGAAAACTATTTCTCATCTGATCTATATCAATAGATCTTTCAGCGCATCCAAAAGTTTCTTGTCCACATATAATTAAATCGCATTTGTTATATAGTTTTTCACCTGTTTTTTCATCTATCCCCTCTTGTTTCATATTAAAAAAAGGACTCGTTTTTTCAGTGAATTTTGTAATACCTACAACATCACCGAATTCTTCCCAAATTTTAGTTTCATGTTCAGCTTCTAATAAATCTGTTTTATAATGTTCACATAGTTGATTATATGTAAAAAAAGGAATATCTTGAACTTTTTCAACAAATCCTAAGTAAACCATTAATTCACTTAATGTTGACAATAAATGGTTGAAATCCCCTTTATGTTCAGCTTCAAACATACAAAATGAACGTAAATGGCGACCTTCTATCGGGTTAGGTTCATCTCTATAAGATGCTGTTAAACAAAAACAACCATCTAATTTATCTGAAAATCTCATTAGTGTATCTTCAAGTAACATTTGATTTGTTTGACTTAATGGCCACGTCTCACCATTAAAATTAAAACTTCTTACCGTTTTTGGGTCTTCGCATGCCGCTAAAATTGATAATTTGGGTTGTGGGAATGTTTCTAGATATCCCCTAGTGATAAAAAAGCTCCTTAACTTTGATATCATTTTGTCAAAGTGTTGAGGGCCAATGACTTCCTGTTCAAAAACTGTTTTCTTCATAAGCATTTTTTTTTTGAAACAATAAAATTGTTCCAAAAAATTAACTTATTTTTATATATTAAATAAAAAAAGTGAAAAAATGACATTTTTTAAATTTCCAATTCATTAATTAATTCTTCTTCTAATTTTTTCAATTCTCTTTTCATTTCTTCTAATTGGTCATGATCATTCATCATAAATCCTTTATATTTTTTTCTATCACCGTAAATATCTGTCATAACTTGATTAACTATTCCAGTTTCATTTTTAAATACGGTATCATTTAATAATATAATATCTGTTGGTTCTAATTCTACTCTATGTCCATTAAATACAGCGTAATCTTTAGACGCTGATAATATGCCTTTATATGAATCTGCTGATATGTTAAACATTCTCATACATGTTGGATATAGAGAAGCAAAATCGTAACAAGCTGTCCAGTTAGCCATTCCCCTAACTGGGTTTTTAACCCACCCCCCTGTTACAGAATTTTCAGTAGATTCAGGTAAAGTATCAGAAAAAGACTTTTCAGTTTTGCATAAAATTATATTTTTTTCATCTTTCAATTTTCTTCTTAAGATACCTTCAGTTACAGGCAATGTTGAAAATGCATCCAATGTTTTAATTCTTGATAGTGTTGAAATTCCATAAAGAATATCAATCCATTTTGTTTTTTCATGAATTTTTTGAACTAGTATAGAGTCGACAGCATTATAATATATAAATTTCTTATAATCTGTTTTAGATAACGTTTTAAGAGTTCCTTCATAATTGATTTTTTTAACCCCTAATATAGACTCAGAGACGAAGTCTAATGAACTTGATTCTTTGACCTTAATAGTGGAATCCCACTTATCATAAAGTTCCATATAATCGATTATTAAGCGATGTGCGGGTAATTCGCAATACGATTCGATGCTTTTCCCATTTTTGTTATTTTTCTTAAATGGTGTTCTTAATAATTTAGTATTAGAAGCAGAATTAGGGTCAACCCCGATTTTTCTAGCTCTATTCACTAAATATACCCAGTCATATTCTGTAAAATTCCAGCCTGTTATTACTGGCATTTTTGGGACATATTTTTCAAAAAAGTTCAATAACATTTCTTGTTCATTTCTATATTTAATGAACTTAAAATCATATTTAACATTAAATTTAATAAAATAGTTATTAATATCTTCGTTAATTGATTTTTGGGTTTCGGCTGAAAGATCTTCTAAGCCCATAACAAGAACTTTATTTTTATTGACTATAGAAATTGATTCAATTTTACCTTGTGCTAGATGGGGCATAGGTTTAGAATCTAAAATTTCATTTTCTATATCAACGAAAAATATTTCAGCTTCAACGTATTTAAATAAAACATTTTTTTCATCATCTGGCAAATTATCTAAATAATCATATACACTATATCTATCTGGATATTTTGTATAAATTTTTTTACAACTTTTACCATCCCATGTTACAAATTTACCATCTTTATCTTTATCATCGTCAGAACAAACAACATATTTTGAAGGGTTTGGCCATTTAAAATATTTCATTTTAATCCAACCACCGTCCCCTATATAAGATACTAATAATTGTTGATTTTTATATTCGTAATCTACTATCATTATTTTTTTTAATTATGATATGAAAAATTAAGATTAAAGTTTTTTTTAGTTAAAAAAAAGGAAAGCTAATCAAAGTAGCGACTCTTTTGATTAGCTAATAGCCGATGGCTATAACGGTCCTAAATAATCCGTATATTTTTATAATTTATATTTAAATATAAATATCATTTTTTATTATATATTTATATTTTAAAGTCATTTTTTTCTATTATATTAAATCCCAAATTTCATCTTCTATATCTTTATTGAGAATAGATGAATCGTTTTCATTTAATATGATTAGAATGTTTTCCATTTTTGTTTTTAAAATGTTAAAATCTTCATCATATTTATATTTTTCTAAATCATCCCACCAATAGTCATAACGACCATCATCATTAGATATTAAATGACACATATTAACAAATTTTTCTTTTGTTTTCATAATACGCTTTTTATAAATATTTTTTTTTCAGTATTTGATTCACTTGAACCTGGTAAAATGGTAGCTATTTTTATATATTTATCAATTATTTTTAATTCTATAATAACGACAAAATTATATTCTTCATAGAATAAAGCATAAGATTTTTTATCTATTTCATTATATTCAAATAATTCCTTTAACCCTTTTTTTATTAAAGTGTTAAATTCTTCTGTACTTTTTAAGCTGGTTCTTTCTTTTATTCTTTTTATAAGATCATGATTTTTATTATTATTATACAATAATCTAAAATCATTTAAAACCCCATCGATTTTTAAATTGATAAATTTGGACAATTCAGCCGAACTGTTAAAATTGTTAGAAACAAAAGAATTAATATAATCATTTTTGCTTTTTAAGACATCTTCTAATCTAACTTCTTCTAATATGAAATTCTTAAATTTTATAACCATTATATGTTTTTATTTTATATATTAATATAAAATATGTTTTATTTTTTTTTTGTCAATGATAGAAAAAAATTAACATTATGATAAACTATCATTTAATAATAATTAATCATAATGTCAATTTTAAACTTTAATTGAAATTCAAATATTAATATAACATTTAAATTTTAATAATAATAGTCTTCAAAATAATCGACTGTGAAAGTGGCGGATAAATCATTTATATCGCCTGTTGATTCCCAAGATAAATCGCCATCCCAGCCAGTAAAAGCTGTTATATATGCGTTATTCCACACGATTCTTCTTATAACCAAACCTTCTTTATCGTGTTGGTCGATTACAACTGTTCCAACTAAATTGCCTTTATAATTTAATTGTCCAGTTTCATTATTCCAAATAAGATCATACCAATCTTTAATAGCTCTAAAAACTGGAACTTTACCAGCTACATATCCACCTAATTGAAAATTCTGACTAACATTAACTGATTGGTTTAAATTAAATTTAATAGTTTGATCGGTTAAATGGGTTTGGTTTGGTAAAGTTGGATATGTTCTTGTTGAATATTTAAACTTTTGGGTTTTAACATCAATTTTTGGATATGATGGTAATGGGACACTGGTGGCGTTTTCTAAAAGAATGCCTTTTATCCCAGCGCCTAAATTGGCTGTAACAAGTGTGGGTAAAGTAATTGAAACTTCAAATAAGCTTTTATATACAGGTTCCCACATATTTGTTGCGGTGGTTACGTTAGTAAAATGTCCTAGCATGTTATTTATTATTATTTTTTATATCTTTATATATTAATATTGATACCTTTCATACCATATATATTAATATATTTTTATCATTTTTTATTCTTTTTTTATATATTAAATTAAATTTATTAAAAATTTCACTATTTTAATCTTCGCTATTTACAAAATCTTCGAAATTCGATACATAATTTTCTTTAAGATTTTTTAAATCCATTAATTTTTTAAGATTTTGCATTTGATTGGCGAACATTCCTCATTTCCAGATATAATAGCTAATTTTTCAAATATAATTCAAGTCATTTCAAATAAAAAAAAGGGAGAATAAATTCTCCCTTTTTCATTTAAATTAATAAATTAAGCTGGTAAGAAACCACCTGATGAGATTGTTCCTTTTTTAAGAATTGTAATATTATTAACTATAATTCCCATACCTTTTATGATCTCTATGTATGTATCTAATACGCCCATTTGTAAATCTATAATATAATCTGTATTATTTGTTTTATCGCAGACGTTTTTATAGTCGTATAAGGCGTTAGCGTCTAGTAATTCTTTACATATCTGGTCGGCTCTGAATTTGATTTCGGACCTAATTTCAGGTGTATTGAATCTCCAATGATAGTTGAGTAACATATCATATAATCTATTTTCTAATTCTATTAACACTTCTCTTGAATGTATATAACTCAAAGAACTAAGAGGATATACTTGAGCGGTATTTTCGGAATTAATATTATAACCTCTTCCTAATGAATATACAATAGGATTAGCGCCCATGGAGTAGAACATTTCAAGGTCTTCATCGGTAAATCTCATTTCAGTTGATGAAATTTCAGTTATCAATGAAAACTGTGGACCTGCTGTTATTTGCCAAGGATATGCATTTGGTAAACCCCCTGTAAACTTTTTCATATAAGTTTTAGCAACTTTAGCTGCTGGTGGTATGAATTTATCAGAATCGTTTACGTCTTTAACATATGGGAAAAAATAACCAACTGTGCTTCTTCCTACGCCTTCGCCAAATGTATATAAATAACTAGGGTTGAGATTTGGATTTCCACCTTCTTTAATATATTCAATGTTAATAGTTCTATCGCTGTTGATGAAACTAGGGTTAAGAGATTGTTTGAATTGTCTTACGCTTGGCATGTTAATAAACCCTAAACAATTTAATTTTAATCCGCAAAGATCAACATATTCTTGTTTTGAATTTGAAGATAAACCTAACCCGAACGAATCGACTAAGTATCTCCATGTTATTCTATTTTTATTCGCAAGACCTTTAGCTAAATTTGTATTTTTATCTAGAACACTTAATATTTCTTTCAATCTATCATCTGTGCCATTTGGTATAGAATCAGTATGAATAGTAAATGGTTTCAAAGTGATTCCATTATATTCAGTTATATAATTATCAATGGTCATATAAGCAGTTGTATAATAATCATAATAAGTTGAACCCGATAAGTTACTCATTATTTTTATTGGACCATCTGTGTATATTATTTTTAAGTCAGTGTTAACTGTATCATTTACAGTTTTTATAACCCTTACGAGTTTTCTAGGAACAGCCCCTAAAACATAACCTTCACCACCTTCATCATAATATGATTTATCATAATAAGCTTCAAGATACCATCCTTTTGTAACTTCAGCATATCTGCTTCTATCTACGTAAATATAATTTACATTGTTAAAGTCAGTGATATAGCTAGTGTTTTCTAATTCTAATGTTTGTTTATAATTAGATTTATTGGAATGGATTATAAAAGCTACATTACCAGAAGAATCTTTATAAGATGTAGAAATATTTACTATGTCTATATAATCTTCCCCTTCTGGGGTTGTTGAGAATTTTATTGTTAAATTTTTATTTATATCTAAAAACATCTTTAAATAATATTTAACAGTTGTTCCACTATCATTATTTTGATAAATATAATCACCGTTGTTGATAATGCCGTTATAATAATCTTGATATAAAGAAGAATATTTCGCAACAATTCCTGTTTTATCCATAGCTGAAATTGGGGCATTTGTTGTTATTATACCATTATCTGCTAATATTGAATTTTGAGCATTTTGAAAATTTAATTCGTGGTCGATATAATAAAATAATATAGCACCGTCTGAGTAAAAATAGTTAGGTTCAGATGCGCCATCAAACCAAATGGTAATATGCGCATCACTTGTTGTTGTAGAGTCAAATATAGTTGCATTCACTGGATATTTATAACCTGTTAAGCGATTTATTATAACAGATTTTCCAGTTAAGAAATGAGTATACATTTCAGTGAATATTTTACTTTTTCTTAACTTTTGATAGTTGGTATAATCTGTTGATCCTGATGTTCCCAAGAAATATAAATCTAAATATTTAGTTCCAGATGAGGTTGCCCCACTTATAGCTTTCAAATCAACATTGTTGTTTAATAATTTATACCCTTTGTTTTCATCTACTGTCACGGCAAACCATTCTTTTGTTAACGTCGGTGTTATACTATTTTCTAACGTGTATGTGATGTCAACATAACCTAATATTATAGAATTGGCATTATTTATTAAAAAATTAGGCTTACTTGCAGGCATAGTTGATTGGTTACCTTTAACTGTGTGTATTTTAGAGTTGTCTGAACTTAAATACACCACATCTGTTCTATAATATGTTTGGGCGCTATTATTTATAACAAGTGGTTCTAAGTATAAATTAGAATCGGCTAAAGTATAACTCGTATGGATGTTATATTTAAATTTGTCGTTAACATCAGCAGTATCATCAAAATCATCAAACTTTATTTTTAAGCTATAAATAAAGACATTATTTGATGTTTCTAATCCTTGTAATATAACACCACCTTTCGTTTTAGATATTGTGATATTATTACCTGTTATTGTTAATATGTAATAAGGAATACTCTTATCTATTACGCCAAAAGATTTGTTAAAATAGATTATATCATCAACGTCTAATTCTGAAGGAGAATTAGATAAAGTTATTGCAGATGTTGTAATCCCCGATACATTAGAAGCGTACATATTAGTTACGCCAGTTGTTGAACCTGAGTTATTTGGGGCGATATTAGTATACCAATTGGTATTTAATGCGGTTCTACTAGTAATACCACTATAGGTTTTACTCAAATTTGTGTTATAATTACCAAATGTATTTTGTGGACTATCTAATGGCATTTCAGCATAAGTTATATTTTCACCCAAATTGGTTTTATATGACATAAAATTAATAGCTGATTTAGAATTAACATCATTAATAATATCTTCAGTTACAATTAATGTTGCCCCGATTGTATCAATATTACCTTTATAAAAATCTGAATTTAAAAGATAATCTTCATTATAATAACAGAACAAGCCTGTAGATTCTGTTGCAGAATTAATTACATTTTTTATATACATATCTCTTCCATTAGTATCTCTGAAATTTGGAATTAAACTCACATCATAATAGGCATTAACTGAAACTAATCTATCATTGACAAAATCTTGAATTTTAGTTTTAATTAACCCTTTGGCATTGAAATAAGCCCCCCAATATGTATCAGCGCTTAATGTTAAGTATTGTTCAGGGCCAAAGTCACCTACGATTGATAAAACAGACACCATATAATCTGAAATATAATCTTTCGGATTTATGAACAATGGCACTTTATCTAACCCACCGTACCAACTTTCAGCGGAAACATCAAATCCCGTTATAGATGATTTGAATACGAAAATTGTAATTTTTTTATCACCCATATTTGTGACACTTAATAAAGCTTTTGATGGATCTGGTTGTATTGGTTTTCTATCTATGTATTCTTGATCTACAATATCCATAAATGATTCAACATCTCTTTCCCAGAAATCTTGTCTATTAAAAAATCTTTCATATGGTGATGAATTTTTAGGACCGTTATCATACTGCGCTGAAACAGACATCGATGCCCATTCTAATTGATCCCTTGTAGGATCAGTTTTTAATAAATTGAGCGCCCAAACAGGTCCACTTTTTAACATGTCTTCAACAAATCTATGAAAAAATGATCCTTTATTTTCTAAATTTTTATCGACTAGGCCGAAAATTGTTTGAAAATCTGCTGGATTATCAACTTTTATAGGTTTATTAAAAGGTCCTTTTTTTGAAAAACCTGGAACCAAATTGATAAGAACTTCTTGAATTGGTCTTTCAATAAGGGACTTATCAATTTCTTCTATGAAAATACCAGGACGTTTGTATTTTCCTAAATCTTTATTACTTATTGGCATATTTTTTTTATTATTTTTTATTATGTTCGTCCAAAAACTCACATATAATTTAATGCTTTATACTATATATATTATAATTTTTTTCGTTTTTTGATAGTTTTTTTTACTGAAAAACATGATAGTGTCCAATTTTTCAGTAGATGTTTTTAATATATAATGTTATGAATAATAAACATTGTCCTTTTTGTAAAAATAGAATAAGTCGCTATGATGGTATGCATATTTATAGATGTACGAAAAATTTAAAAAAAATGACAAATGAAAAAATTAAATTTGAATTTATATCTTATAATTATCCTGTTATAAGTTCGAAAAATGTCATTTTTGATGAATATGTTATTAAATTGAAAAGTTTACCTGATATAAAAAAAGACTATAATATAAATTATAAAAATATAATATTTTTACTCGACTATTATAATATAAAAAAAAGAACATCTAAAAATAGTTCTAAATTAATTTCAACTAAAAAATATAAAAAAACAGTTTTAAATAAATATGGTGTAGATAATGTATCTAAATTACAGTCAATTAAAGAAAAAAAATTAAATTTAAAAATAGACCCACATAAAAAAATGGAAAATTATACAAATATTCAAAATTTTTTCAATTTTAAAGATAATTTTTTTGATTCTAAAAAAATAGATGAAAATGTTAAAAAAGATATATTTTTGATATATAAAAATAGTTATAAACACTGGGAAGAATTATCAGATGAACAAAAAAGTTTATTAATAGATAAATCACACAGTCTTTTAGAAACTAGAATCACAAACTGTCTTGATAAATTGAGTATCACTTATGTTAAAAAATTTATGATAGGTAGAAAAATTTATGATTTGAAAATTAAAAATATAATACTTGAAGTAAATAGTGACTTATGGCACGCTAATCCTGTGATATATAAGAGTAATGATGTTATTGATTATTATTTTAAAAAAATTAAAGCTAAAACTATATGGAAAAAAGATTTAATGAAAAAAATAATAGCAGAAGATAATAAATATAAGTTTTTTGTAATATGGGAAAATGATATAAAAAATTTATCAGATGACGATATTATTAAATATTTAATTAATGATATATTTATTAATTAACGGCATAGTATTTGCAATAGTAATAAAAAAATTAAAATTTATGAAAAATATATTTGTGTTGGGATTTTTATTAATTATTTTTTTAGGATGTTCGCCTATTAAAAATAGTGCACAACAAACTGAATACTATGATGTTTACCACGAACCAAGTGAAATAGATACTAATTTAGAACAAAATTTTGATAGTATAAATTTTATTCAAAAATCAGAAGATGTTAATATAGTTAATAATAATTATTATAACTATAATAGAAATTGGGTTAATACATGGAATGACCCTAATTTATATTTCACTGATTTTGCATATTTTGATTATTATTATCCAACTACCTTTTTTATACATTATAATATGTGGAATACCCATTATAGATATTGGCATCGTCATTATTATTATAATTATTGGGAATACAATTATCATAGACATTTATTAAACAACCATAGAAGGCATTTTTATAATCATCAACGTTCTGATAATTTATATGTGCGTGGTAAGCGTAGAATTGATTATAATTATAATGGGGCTAATCATATACAACCAATTCCTAAAAATATTCACAATAGAAATAATAACATAGAAAATAAAAGAAAAACTCGTTATTATACAAATTATAATAATTATAGAAGAAGAACATCAGGCGATGAATATATACATTATAACCACGAAAGAAAAATACCAACTTCAAAAGAATCTATTCAAAATCAACCAAGAAAAATAAATAGAAATAATATACAAGAAAATAGCAATAGAAAGACTTATAGCAATCCAAATCAAAATCAACAACAAAGAATAAATAGAAATAATATACAAGAAAATAGTAATAGAAAGACTTATAATCAACCGATTCAAAATCAACCGAGGAAAATAAATGACGGAAATCAAAGAATGAAACAAAATAATCAAAGTAAAGTTAGACAGACAGACGGGAAAAGATAAATTTAAAATTAAAAAAACCAGATAATTTATCTGGTTTTTTTAATTTTAGTGTGTCTTTATTTTTATATATAAAGATAAATAAAATGCGCAAAATATGGCTAAAAAATATTTAAATATCGATCAAAATATATTATTAGAATGGGAATATAACAGTGAAAACATAGCTGAAAATTATGTTGTATGGTCAGATTTAACAAAAGGTACAAGAAATTTTTTATCGACTACTAATAAAAATGATATTAATCACAATTTATTTGTCGTTGATCCTGTTTTAAAAAAATATTCAAAAATAGATTCAAGTAAATTTAATTTTTTAAAAATACAAAATTATTCATCACCACCAGTATCTTATGATAAAATTATGATTTATTTTCCATCGAATTATAATTTTGATGTTTATTATGGATTTTATTTAAAAATATTAGCGTTAGATTATATTAACCGAGCTTCATATCCTATATCTAATTTTTATTTTGATAAAAGTCAAGTATTGGTGTCAAGTGATAATACTCTTGAATATTCTGATAAATTAATGAATTTAGGAACTCCTTTTATTTATAATCAAAAGGAATGGGGCAAATATATTGAATTCTATATACCTAGTGTTTATTCTCTATCTAATCAAAGATTAATAAGTACTGGGACAAATATCGTTGAACCCAATAGTATAAATGCCAATTTAACTAATGGCGTCGGATTAAATTTAAACACCCCAATATATTTAGAATTTTCTTTCATAACATCTAAACAAACGGTTTTTGATGCACCGTATTATTATTTAGGGGACACTTATAAAACTTCTTTAACTATGCAACCTGAATATCAAACTTTGGGCGTTATGGTAGAGGAATCAACACAAGGTGATTTTTTTGAAATTTATGGTGTATATAATAATTCAAATGAAAATCTTGACAATTTTGTAAATGAACTTTTATCAAAAGGTAGAGTTATTAATATTGAATATATAGTGACATTATATGAAGAAAATTTAATAAGCGGGTTTCCATTGACATTTTTAGTGACTGAAAATTTTTCACAAAAAATTGAATATAGACCGATTATTAAATATTCAAATACGACAGCAGCCATTGATGTTGAAATGAAAATAATAGATCTCGTTGATAATAGCTTTTTTAGCAGATTTGCTAGTATTGGATTAACTAGGAATTTATTAAAATATGGTAAAACTTTAGCGAGATTATCAGTAGACAATTTATCTAAACCTAAAATTTATAATTATAAATATGATAAAGTTTATAATTTGAAAACATCTTCAAATGTCACTGACATTAGTTTAGTTAAAGTTCCCTTTCCGATTTTAATTAATAACTATAAAATATTAGCAAATAATTATAATCCGAATAGCAATGAAGATTATAAAAGTATGGGCTTGTTAAATATGATTTTAAATCCATTTGATAATATTGTTAAATTTCAAATTGCTAAACAAGATAGTTTATCAGACCCTATAACGCCTTATAATTTAAGTGAATTGTTGTTAAATTCTAAATTAAATTTAGTGTTTAAATCGGATAATAAAGTTATAGAAAAAGATGTTTATTATCAAACTGATGAAAATAAATTTAATATTGGTGTTGTAGTTTTTAAAATTAATCAAGAAGACATATCAATTTTAAAACAAATGAATAAAGAAAAATTTGATAATTTTTATATTATTTTAAATTCTAATAACACAAAAACTTTATTATATTCAGGTAAATTTAAAATTTTTGAAAATCTTAAATTTTTACAACAAACAACTAATTCTTCTACAACATCAAATTCTAATAATTTAACAGATGTTGATATAGCTTTAAAAGATTCTGCTAATATAACAGGTGGGATCACTCAAAGTGATGTTAAAAATAACGCTATAACATCGGCTGAGAGCAGCGAAGGTATTAATGATATATTACCCCCACAATTTGATAAAAATGGCATACCGCAAGTTAAAGAAGGCGCTAGAGGAGAATTAGATTCGTATAGGAATCTTATAGTATGGGTAAAAGCTGGCATTACTACAGCCCAAATTAATGATGTGACTAAGTCTATATCAAATTTAGGTATAAATATAAATTATGTATATCAAACCCCAACTAATACAGGCCCCCTTGTTATGATTTTAGAAAGGGTTGAAATATCTAAAGTTCAAAATATTAAGAAAATTCCTAATATAATAAATGTTAAAGATATGAAATTGGATTTCGGTTGGAAAAAAAGTACAGATAAAATTATAAATATTAGTAATTATGGTAATAGTACTAATATTATACCAACATTAGTTGATAAAAAAGCTAATGAAAATGTTAGAGATTCTTCTACTTTAAATTCAACTGAATAATTATAATTTTTTAATTAGATTTAAATGTAGAGAAATTATTTCATTTTTTAGTAGTAGTAGTTTCACGTCATATTGGTTTTAATTATTCCAAAAGAAGCATATTTTTCTTTTGTGATGTAATTTATTTTAAGATTTTTTTCCAAACAAAATTTATTAACAGCTAAATATACATCAGAATGCCCGTTAGCTAAATAATCATGTCCGCATATTATTCCACCTGGTTTGACTTTTAAATACGAATTATCTAAATCTTTTTTAACGGATTCGTAAAAATGGTCAGCGTCTATGAAAACAATATCGAAGTAATCATTTTCAAATTCTTTTAATTTGTTAAAAGATAAACCTTTGTGAATAAATACATTTTTATTTTTAAAATATTTAATTAAATTATTATAAGATTCATTTAAATCCATGGTTATTATATTTTCACCGTCATCGATACCGCTGTGCCCAATTCCTTCAAAAATATCAATTAAATGTAATTCAAATGGCGATAATTCATCATAAATAAATTTAGAAAAATCTCCTCTAAATACACCAATTTCGGCTATAATTTTATTTTTATTGAACGATTTAAACATATCATATCTATTATTAAAAATATTAAAAATAGGAATAGATTTTTTTCTTAATGCTATGATATTTCTATATGTTGTTTCAAAATCAACTATATCAAAATGTTTCATTAATAGATCAAGATTGTTTTCATTGATTTTGTTGTGAATTTTATCAAAATTAAAATCATTTATAAATATTATCACATTTTCATCAATTATAGATGATAAATATTCAGCGCAAATAATTTTTAAATCATTATTTAATAAAACTTTAGTAAATTTTAAATTATTATTTTTTGGAAATTTAATATAATTTTCGCTTGAATTATAATCATCTTGTTCATATAATTTTTTATTTTTCACATGATTACATTGTATATAATTTGAAATTATATTCGTTATTTTATAATATTTAATTATTTTTTGAATAAAATTATATTTATCTACATCACATTCTATTGATATTACTTTTTCAATTAATCCTGAAAAATATATTGAATTATTACCAGAACCGTATTCTATTAATATATCATCTGGTGTTAAAAATTTTTCTATGAATTTATAATTTTTATAATGCATATCAGGTTTAAATGTTTCAAATTTATTCATATTTAATTTTTTTTTATAGAACCCGTCAAGGAAAACAACTACATCTTTAGTGTAGTTTGATGAATTTAACACTAAATCCTTTAATCATTTTAACCCATTTTTAAAAATGGAAAAAAGTGATATATTTTTAATTATATATATTTACAAATCAAAAAAGTTTTTTGTAAAAAATGTTAAAATCATTTAAATACAGGATATACCCCAATCAGGAACAAAAAGATACGATGTCCCATATCTTCGGTCAGGTTAGATTTGTCTATAACCTCGGTTTAGAAACAAAAATTAGTGCCTACATAGGAAACAAAAAGAACTATACCTGTATTGATTTAGCAAACCAAGTTAAAGAATTGAAAGATACAGACGCCCCTTGGTTAAAAGAAAGTCCATCACAGGCATTACAAATGAGTTTAAGAAATCTGGATAATGCCTATACAAACTTTTTTAGAGGTGGTGGTTTTCCTAAGTTTAAAAGAAAATTTGGAAAACAATCTTTTCAATTACCACAAGGAGTATATTTAGAAAATGAAAAACAGATTTTCATACCTAAATTAAAATTGGTTGATATTGATTTACATAGAAAATTTAAAGGTTTAATCAAAACCGTAACGATCAGTAAATCAATAACTAAGAAATACTATGTATCTATTTTGGTTGATACAGGTGAATTAAAACCTGAAAAGAAACCTATTATGGATCAAACAACGGTTGGTTTAGATTTAGGAATAAAAGATTTTTGTATAAC